AAAACAAAATGGTGATCTAAAGACTACCGGCGAGTTAATGGCTGAGGTCGGCGATAAAATTAAAGATCTAAGCAGTCAAGAACAAGTCGCGGTACTCACAAGGTTAGGGATTGACCCGACGCTTGTAAAAACACTTACGGGTGACATAAAAGGATTAAAAAGTGAGTTTAATTTATTATATAAAAGCGTAGGAATTAACGCAGAAAAGGCGGGGGAACAATCAGAAGCATTTAACGATTCAGTAACAAAATTGTCTTTCGTTTTCGACACTCTAAAAAAATCCATTGCTTTGAAATTTATGCCTCAAATTAAAGTAGGCATCGATAGTCTTAGAAAATTTATGGTGGAAAACGCACCAAAAATAATACAATCTATTATGCCTATTGTAGATGTTATCTTGCGGATATCTGGCGCATTTCTAAAAATTACTGGAAGAATTGCGCAGGTTGCAGGGGTAATTATCACATGGTTTACAAAGCTAAATGATGCAACTGACGGCTGGGCAGGTACAATACTTGCGGCTGTTGCAGCATGGAAAATGTTAAATCTGGCATTTTTAGCATCGCCCATTGGCATTATTTTGTCTTTAGTTGCGGCTATTGCACTTTTAGTGGATGACTTTTTGACGTTTAAAGAAGGCGGACAATCCTTAATCGATTGGAATAACGACTTTGGAAAAGCGTTAGGTGTCACAATTGAGATTGTAAAATTTTTGGGTAAACTGATTGGAACCTTTATTTCGGGTACTTTGCAAGGATTATCAAACGCATTAAAAATGGTTTTTGATGGCATTTTTATCTCTATAAAAGCAGCTATCGCGGGTGTTTTAAAAATCACTGGATTTATAAATAAAATTGGATCATCAATCAAAAGTTTTTTCGGGTTTGGCGATGGTGATCAAAATTCTATCCCTGGCGATTTAAGTACGTCACCTCTTACGTCGAACTCAATGAGTTCAAATCAAAATGTTAATCAAGAAACTAAAATTATTATCCAGGGTGATTCATCACCTGAAGCCACGGCAAAAGCGGTTGCGGGACAACAAACAAGGGTTAATGCTGACATGGTTAGAAATGTATCAGGGGTTATAAGATGAGCGATATATTCACACAACCTACTGAACAAGTGACTTTTTTACCGAATCGATCTATTGGACCATTTCAAGCACAAGTTACGATTGAAGAGGTGTGTAATGACAGTCTTGAAATAACAAACCATCCAGTTGAGCAAGGCGCATCTATAACTGATCACGCATATGTGAACCCATCATCTCTTAATATTTCTGCGCTATTTTCTGAAGATCAAGACCCTTTGCCCGAAATATATCAAAATTTGTTAGAATTGCAGGCTAGCAGAGAACCATTTACAGTTGTGACGGGTAAAAGAACCTATAACAATATGTTGATGAAATCTTTGGGCGTGACTAATGACGCAGTTACCGAAAACATTTTAAGTGTACGTTTTTCTCTGCAAGAAATATTTTTGACCTCTTTAGAGGTTTCAAGTGTGCCCGTCCGCAGCAAGCAAGAAAACCCGGGCAGCACAGGCGCGACAGAAAATGCAGGACAAAAATCACTTCAGGGCGCTACAAATGATCAAAAGAGCATTGCTTTAACACTTTTTGGAGGTTCTTAATGACGACCCAAGTTTTTAGAATTCCGCTTGTTAATCTTCCCCAAAAATTCAATATTGATATTGGCGGCCAATCTTTTTCTATACTTTCGACTTGGAACCCAGAAGCAAACTCCTGGTATATATCTTTTTACGACGGGAACACACAACAGCCGTATATGCTCAATACGCCGCTTGTTACTGGCGTAGATCTTTTTGCTCAATATAGATATTTAAACCTTGTTAAAGGTCAGTTTATTGTTTTTACGGCAGGGGCTGAGCTACAACCGCCAACTCTAGAAAACTTAGGGCAAGAAGCTAACGTTTTCTATGTGGATGACACTAATGCTTGATCAACAACAATACATCAGAAATGCAAGTTTAATTGTTGCAGATGCTAAAGGAAATGGGCTTGATCTTGCTTCTTTGAGAATTGTTTTTAAAGTAAAAAAATCAAGCGCTCAAACGCCAAACGCTGCAATAATCAGAGTTTATAATCTTTCTAATAATACCGCGAAACAGATTAGAGAAGAATTTCAATCTGTCACTTTGCAAGCCGGTTATCAAAGCAATTTCGGCTTAATTTTTAAAGGAAATATTAAACAGGTTAGATTTGGAAGGGAAAACTCAACAGATACATATGTCGATATAGCGGCCGGTGACGGTGATCAAAGCTATAATTTTTCAACAATTTCAACAACATTAAGTGCAGGTTCTCATCAGACTGATCAAATAAATGCAGCTATTAACACCATGGAACCCAACGGCGTAACAACAGGATTTATTGACGATATAGACTCAATTATTTTGCCAAGAGGCAAAGTAATGTACGGCATGAGCCGCGATTATCTGAGACAGTCTACAGAATCAACCGATACAACGTGGTCGATTCAAAATGAACAGATTCAAATTGTAAAAAGAACATCTGTCGCGCCTGATCCTGTCGTTGTTTTAACGAGCAAAACCGGGCTTGTTGGTGTGCCTGAATTAACAAACGACGGCGTAAGTGCTAGATGTTTACTTAATCCGCTTATACGAATCGGCGGCATAATCAACATTAATCAAAAAGATATAGCAGATGCAAAGCTCTCTAATGTCAGCAACAATTTACAAGTAAATTCTGCACCTCAAACAACCGCAGATGGTTTATATCGTGTACTTGTAGCTGAATTTGTCGGTGATACTTTCGGGAACGATTGGTATACAGATATAACGTGCATTTCTTACGATAATTCGGCGCCAGATGGTGAAAAGGTAAGCATTTCATGAAACGTAGCGAAAGATATAACGATGCTGAAGAAAGTTTTAGACTTGCTTTTCAGGGTGAACAATCAAAAATGTGGGCCTCAATACCGGGAATTGTTGATTCTGTAAATTTGGATACTCAAACTTTGAGCGTTCAGCCGTCGATACAAGGAATCGTGCTTGATGAAAACTCAAATGCCACAAACGTAAATTTGCCGTTGTGCGTAGATGTTCCAATCGTTTGGCCTAGAGCAGGCGGTTTCTCTTTGACTTTTCCGATAAAGCAAGGTGATGAGGTTTTGCTTGTTTTTGCTAGCCGGTGTATTGATTCATGGTGGCAAAATGGCGGCGTAGGAAGTCAAGCAGAACTTAGAATGCACGATTTGTCTGATGGTTTTGCAATGTTAGCGCCGACAAGTCAACCAAAAAAGCTTGTAAATGTCAGCGGTGAAAATGTTCAGTTGCGGACGGATTCCGGTACTTCATACATAGAAATCACACCGGACGGAAAAATAAATATTTTGACTAATAGCGAGGTCAATATTGATGCAAATAATATCAATATATCTTCAGAATCTTTGAGCGTTAATTCAACAAGTTGCAGCGTTCAATCCTCGACAGTTGATATAAACGCATCTTCTACTGTAAGCATAATTGCAGCTACAGCGGCAACAATCCAAGCGCCGACAATTAACCTGATCGGAAATGTTGCAACATCTGGCGGCGGCCTTTCAATTGACGGTGCAGATTACGAACAACACAGGCATTCGGGGGTAAGATCAGGTGGCGCAAATTCTGGGCCGGTGGTATAATTTTTGATATAAACCATTTAAAATAGATTATTTTTTTTATGAGATACAGAAAACTAACAGAAGATGGCGATATGACATTTGGAAATCAGCAAAAAGATTTTTGGATTGATCAGCCAGAAGCTGTTTCACAAGCAATCTGGACGAGATTAAGGCTCTGGCAAGGCGAATGGTATATTGATACTAGTGAAGGTACCCCTTATCAACAATCGGCATTAGGGACAAATAAACAAGCTACAATCGAGCCTGCTATTAGAACTCAAATTTTGGGGACTGAAGGCGTTACGCAGATTGATGACTTACAAACTTTGATAAATGCTGAAGACAGACTTGTGACAATTTTTGCTGTTGTTGATACAGAATACGGCACTGTTAAAATAGAAGGTGTACAATAAATGGCTATAGGTGATTTAATTTATGTTGATGCGACGGGTTTTAACTACCCAGATTTTCCTACGATTTTGGAAAGATTGAAAGACGAATACAGGGCAATTTACGGCGCAGATGTTTATTTAGAGCCTGATTCGCAAGATGGTCAGTGGATTGCTATACAAGCTTCTGCAATTTCTGACACTGTACAAGTTGCTGCAAATGTGTATAACTCATTTTCACCTTTCACGGCGCAATCTGACGCACTTACAAGAAATGTGAAAATTAACGGAATCGCGCGAAAAGCACCTACATTTTCACAGGCAGATTTGACAATTATTGGGCAGGCAGCGACTGTTATTACAAACGGCGTTGCTGAAGATACGCTCGGGCAAAAATGGCTTTTACCTGCAACGACTTCAATACCCACGACTGGCGAAATTGTAGTCACTGCTACAGCGCAGCAAATCGGCTCAGTATCTGCGCTAGCTGGCACGATTACAAAGATCGCGACACCGACCATTGGCTGGCAAGCTGTATACAACGTAAATGATGCAGCAATAGGTGAGCCTATTGAAACTGATGCCGAATTGCGAGGCAGACAAGCAACAAGCACAATGATTCCAAATCTTTCAATTCTTGACGGAATTATTGGATCGATTGAGAAATTAACGGGAGTCACAGAAGTTGCAGGGTTTGCAAATGACAGCGAGTTAACAGATGATAATTTAATACCGCCGCACTCTATTTCTTTAGTCGTTCGCGGTGGCGACTCTCAAGCTGTTGCAGATACGATTGCAAATAAAAAATCGCCAGGCACTGGAACTTTTGGAACTACTTCAATCGTAACCGTCGATGCCAGAGGTGTGCCTAATACAATTGATTTTTTTAGACCTACGAATGTTTTAATTGATGTGCAAGTTACATTAAAAGCATTAACGGGTTATACAGACACCATCGGTGATCAAATTAAACAATCATTAGCCGATTACTTGAATAATTTATTGTTTGGTGAAAATGTTCTAAATTCGAAACTTTATTGTCCTGCAAATTTAGATGATGACAATTTTGAAGGCTCTGACAGCTTTGATGTTACTAGCATTAGAACAAGACGGGGTACGGACCCTTACACTGAAAATAATATTGATATTGCTTTTTTTGAGGATCCGATTGGTAACACTGCAAATGTGACGATTATATTGACATGATAACAGTAGACAAATATACACAATTAATCACTAACGAACACGTTGACAAACCAAAATTTCGTGAAACTGTTGTAGCATCAACTGAACCGTACGTTGATATACAAAATGTGCTTAATGAATTGATTATTGATTTTGATATTGACAGCGCAATTGGGGTGCAACTTGATGCGGTAGGCGCGTGGATAGGTCAATCGAGAAATGTTACGGTTCCAATTTTAGGCGTTTATTTCACATGGGATGACACAAGTGTCAACACTGGTTGGGATATAGGCGATTGGAAAGGCGTTGGCCAGCCGGATGATTTTACAATTGTTTTAAATGATACTGAATATCGATCATTACTTAAATCAAAAATTCTAAGTAATAACTGGAAAGGGCAAAACGAAGATGTATACGACATTATTGATGCGTATGTTACGACAACGACGCCGATCACGGTATCAGACAACCAAGATATGACACAAACTATCACTTTACCTCAAGCAGAATTAACACAAGATCAAATTGATGTAATCACGAGCGGTTACGTAATCATTACACCCGCAGGCGTAAGAGAAGAATACATTTTAATATAGTGAGAATTTTTATATGGCTACTAATGAAATTTTACCCTTTTGTAGTGTCGATACCGGCAGAAACCTATTAACGCAAGTTGAGTATGATGCCGACGGTCAAAGATTAATTGGTAATCAACCAGGCCCTCCCCCAGCGCGAAGCAAGTTAGTTAATAAATGTTTGAGGCAAACCTCAATTATTTCGAGTGGATTTGGTGAATTTTTGTCAGAGTATCAGAATGAAAATATTGTTGATAGTTTGTCAGAGAATCAAATTTCACAAATTATTTTTAATGCAATAAATAACGCAACTCAATTACAACTTTTTCCAAGCGCTACATTACGACAAAAAGCTGTACCGGTTGTGGATTCAGGGTGGGCATATTGCGACGGTAGCAACTATGATATGGTCGGCAGCAATGCAAACACAGAAACTCAAAGACTCGGTAACACTTTTCAATCTCAAAATTTAGTTAATATCTATGGGCGAGGCACAGACTCGTATACAACAATTGCAACGCCGACAGCGGTTCAATTTACATGCGTTTCGAAAGGTGTTTGCAATACTCCAAGCTCCGGCACTAGCGGATTTAACATAGTTGTAAATACACCTGGGTCTGCAAATCTTAAACAAACTTGCAGCGTTTTTCCGTTTGCGGGCAACTCTATAAATCCGGGTGTTTATTTTGAGCTTTTTGCACCCAGCGGCCGCAGCGCCGTTTTTTGGTTTGAAGTTGACGGCGTAGGTATAGCCCCAAGTTTTCCGAATGCTCTTTTGCAAAAAGTTGCAATTTTGTCGACTGATAGCAGTACAGAAGTTGGGCAAAAAATTAATGATTCTAGTTTTTTGCAATATCGCGTGCCTGATTATCGGGGTCAATTTTTCCGTAATTTAGATGATGGTGCCGGCGTTGATCCTGATTCTACTGCGCGAACAGATGTTAACGGTAATATCGTCGGGGATGTGATCGGTAGTTTACAACAAGATGCTTTGCAAGATCATCAACATACGCCTCTACAAGGTAATTTTATACAAAATGGGCCACCGGTCAGCGTCTCAGCAACAGCTGGCAATGAAGACTTTAGCTTTAATTCTTCGACGGCGGGCATTGATCAGACAGGCTTAAACGGAGGCCCAGTAGGTAGAGCATCAACTGAAACTAGATCTAAAAATATATATGTATACACACTAATCAAGTTTTAATGTTCCACGTGAAACATTTTTTTACAGGAGAGATAAAATGACAACGACAATAAACACTGAAGGCTATCGAAATAGTTTAATTGATGCACAATTAACGTTTACAGCGGGTCAAACAGAATCAGAAGGTTTTTCATGCGTTAACTTACTAAATACAGAAACGAAAGTATCAGGCGCATTGTGTTCGAGAATAATCGTTTTTAATTCAGGATTTACAACTTGCGACGTGACTTTTAAAATTTTTGATGATGAGACATATACGAATGGTTCTGATTTGTATATTGCTGACGGCGCAAACAAAGCACTTTACACTTTGCCGAGCTGCTCAGCGGGCCAAGCTGTTTCGCTAATTCCTTTTATGTTTGATGCTATAACATATTTTAAAGTTGTTTGCAGTGCGCCTCAAGTTAGCGCATCAACTGCGACAATTAAATGTCAACCCCTCTATCAAGTTGAACAATAATGAATACAGCACGAGCGTTTTTACTTCTTTTTTTTGGTAAAGTTAAGCCAATAGTTCCCCCTGTGACTGAGCGAAGATACAGAATTTTACCCAGCGGTACTCGCCGCAGCTTATTTACAACTCCCACTCAACAAGCTCTGCGCGTTGTTGATATAAACACTTAGGAGAATCACAAATGTCATTTTCAGAAACTACGATTGGCAACATTCCAAATACTTTGCCGGCAATAACAGATGATACGTTATTCGAGTCAGAATTTAACCCTGGAACTGGGCCTGTTGGCTATCAAACTAATGGACTAGCATTTTTTTTATATTTAGCTAGTAAATATTCTTACGGGGACGGTATAAACTTCTCAACGCCAACATTAAGTGTTGATGCAGATTTGAATAATTTTAAATTTGACCTTGGTGTTTTAAACACTATTCAAGATATAGCTGTAACAGCTTCGCCAACATTTGAAACGATGACTTTAACATCGACAAGCGCCGGTTTTACAATGCCGCGAATGACAACAGGACAATTTGACGGAATTCCAACGCCAAATAATGGCTTGGTTGCATGGTCGCAAACTTCTAACAGATTTAGGGTTAATGCAGGTCAACCTAACTCAACAGATTACAAAGAATTAGCCTATACTGATGATCAACCAACAAATGTTGCAGCTTTTGGCGAAGTATATTTTCAAAATAACACGGTAGAAACTGTTATATCAACCCCAGGCGTTTTCGTAAAAGTTGATGCTGTATATAATGCGGGTGATCTTTTTAATTTTACAAACGGCTCAGGTCTTTTGACTTATACCGGAATCGAGACACAAGAATTTTCTTTAAATTTATCTTTAACAACAACTTTAAATCTAGCGGCATCTGACATATCAGTCGTTTTATATAAAAATGGTGTTGCGATTGGAAAATCTGAACAAACATCATTTACAGGCAGCACAACACCGGGGTTACAAAATGGTAGCGTAAACGCTTTAGTTGAATTGAGCACTAACGATTATATAGAAATTTATATTACAAATAATGGGTCTACAGATAATATACTCGTTCACGACTTAAATTTGACTGTAAATTCTATCGGAGGAGGCGCAGGCGATACAGGTGATCAAGTAGTTGTGTCTTGGGCTGGCAGCACTTTGCCTGTTGATGTAACCGCAGGGACCGACATTGACATCACAAACGGAATTATTAGTTATACCGGCGGCGGCGCCGCAACTGGCCCGAATGGTAATTTTCAACTATGGGAAATGACGTCGCCAACTTTGCCGGCAGAATATACTCTAGGCCAATATCTAAGTATTACAAATACCTCGCAGGGTGACAAATTTATCAACCGGAACCAGCTTGAAATCGGCGAGCAGGCAATAATGGAGTTTACTTTTGAACTTGTGCCCGTGAATATTTCTACTGTAACGCAAATCTCTGGCCAATTTCGTTGGGTTTTTGGCAACTATGTCTATGA